CATACATAGCTTTTAACATCTGAACACGATTAGGAGCCCGCTTTACCGAAATATAATAAGCCAACCCTGCGGCCAAACATGGATAAAACCTAAACGGCATGTCCATATTGTTTATAAAGGTATCGGCATCGTCCATGCGTGTAAGAGCATTGTAAAAAATAACATCAGTGTCGTTTTCTGGAGTAGGCCAAATCCTTAAAATCGGCGTAACCTGACGATCTAAAAAGAATTGGTTAGGCCGAGACTGAGTGGTCTTGTTAGGAATATTAATATAGTCATCTCTACTTAACCTAGACAAAGCAAAGTCTGTCCCGTCCCGCCGAACTACCACAGACAAAATATCTATATTGCTTCTTACGTTAAAAAAATCTACCGCAGAAGTTACAGTTGTACTAGCACCACTTGTTTCACCTACAATAGTTTCACCCGCAACAAATGTCCCTGAAGGTATAGTTATAGCAAAAACAGTAGCAGAAGTAGCACTTGTTAGTGAAGCAGTAGCACCACTTGTTACACCTGTAATATTTTCACCCAATCTAAAAGCGTTAACAGTCCCTACTGTCATATTTAATATTCCGGCAGGATAATCAGCAATACCTGTAACTAACGGCAAAGATACCTGCTTAATAGTCCACTGATTTAAACCCCGGTTAGCCCATTCGGCAAGCATCAGGTTTAAAGATCGTTTGGCGGATTTAAGGTCGTAACCCGTTCTAACCTCTAAGCCACACCGCTCAAAAGCTTCTTCAATATAATCAGCTACATCAAGATCAAAATCTACGCTATTAGAAACCGCCATCTCATTCCTCGCTGTAAATATTGTCAAATATTTGGGTTACATCTAATGTATAGTCTAAATCAGATTTAGAATAATGTACATGCTGCGAAGGTTTGAAGTCTGGAGCGCCTTCTCCGGTTTCAAACCACGCAGGGTGAGTTACCCGCACACGATTGTTAGGTAACGCTACAATGTTTCCGGTCCACTCATCAGCATCTAATAGCTGCATAACATGAGCTTGTTTGTGTTGAGCCGGATCATCTGCAACGTCGGTATCTGTGTAATCAACGGTAAACATATATTTAGCAGGGAAAAACCTGCCATCTATCTTCGCCATCCAAGGACAAGGAGTAGCCCTGTCTAAGGTATATACAGCGTGTGTATGTGAAGGGCAGTCCCAAGGTTGTGCCTCGTGTACAGCCATAGGCTTGGGCCAATCTTCTAAAGGCTCATCTGCAACCAAGGCAGTTATAGGCATACGAGCCCACATTGCACCGCCATGAACATTAGCATCGCCGTCCTCATCAGCTTCGCAACCCGTAAAGATTACTTGAAAGCTTAAACAACGGTTGGGCATTGTTGTTACGGCAATGACCATAGCGTGAAGGAACTCGCCGTGATAACGCTCATGATTGACCGTAAATTCACGACGAACCCAACACTTAAAGTGCGGTATATTACTTTGTAAAAAAGGCATTTATTTACTTTTTCTTTCTTTTAACTACGCCGCCTTTAGCAAAGCCTTTTTTCTTCATCATCGCGCCGCCTTTAGCAAAGCCTTTTTTCTTCATCATCGCGCCGCCAGCTTTTTTCTTCATAACTCCACCAGCGGCTTTCTTCATAACGCCACCAGCGGCTTTCTTTGCCACCCCACCTTTAGCGTAGCCTTTTTTCTTCATCATCGCTCCGCCTTTAGCGTAGCCTTTTTTCTTCATCTTTTTCATGAAACAGATCCTTTTGTTCGTTTGCGTTTACTGGTTAATACTTTTCCACAACCTCTAGCTACCACAGTTCCGAGAATTTTCTTACCATTAAAAGGTCTTTTTGCGCTTGTTGCAGAAGGATCACCCCCTCTAGACATACTTGTAACGGTAGCAGCCTTTGTGTTTTTTACAACCTGTTGGCCTTTTGAGCCTGCACGTTTCTTCTTTGCAGCAGTTGCGCGGCGCTCTTCTTTAGAAAGAGACATAGCTTTGCTTTTAGGTAAACATCGGTCAGGGTTTTTCTTGTCTTTAGAAGTGCCGCAAGGTCCCTTAATAGACCCGTCAGAGCCTATTCGAACCCAGTTCTGTTCGCGCCATTTCTTTAGCTCGCCCATTTAACTTTTCTTTCTAGGAGAACGCAGCATTGTTTTTAGGGTTTTTGCTTGTCCAGCATGAAGCTTTGAAGCTTTTTTTAAACCCTTTACAACCTTCTTAACTTTTCGTTTGTTACCTTTACTTAGCATTATCCCTTTTTCCTTTTACTTTTCTTAGCGTAATTGGGGTCTTTGCAGTATTTAGAAGCAGCCATATTCGCATAAGCACTTGGATATGTATCAAATGTTCGTTTAGCCCACGCCTTTCCAGCAGGACATATTTTACTGCCTTTAGATTTTGTTGAAGCGGCCCCACCTTTTCTAAAGTAACTCAAACCTCTAGGCATATCGTCCCTCTTTTGGGGCGGTTTGGTAATTTGATTACTCATTTGACTACGACCTATTGCCATTTAACACTTCCAGCGCTTGCGAGCTTGCCTCAAACGGCTGTTAGGGTCTTTTGCCGCTTTTGGAAACTTCTTCATCTGCCCAGCAGATCGTGCGCAGTAAGACTTACGCCTCTTCGCGTCCTTACTTCCGGGCTTAACCTTCCCTGTCACCGCTGTTTTAAGCTTAGAACCGGGGTTTTTACTACGATATGCTTTTACGCCAGCTTTTGTCATTCCCGCCCCAGACTTTGTGGGACGGAAGTTCTTTTTGTTGCGCTTTGGCATCTCGCCTTTTTTAGAATCAGCCATACTCTTTCCGCATAGCCATAATTATGGTGTAAGTATCTGCGCTAGTGTGGCCTACAGTCGTGAAAAGGACATCACCAGTTTTGCCGCTTCCAGAATTGTTTGAAAGACCACCAAAATTAGTGTAATCTTGATTACCACTTTGGTTTTCACCTAACTCAATACAGAAAACATTAGTTGAAGCGTCAAAAAGTATTTGAACCTTCATGCCAATGCACTGCCACCATATTTTTTCTATGACAACACCTGTACAAACTTTACCGCGAGAGTTTGTGGCCAAACCACTAACATCAACCTTAACAACCGCAGCTTCACCAGAACCATCGGAAATATTAGTAAATTTTTGAACTACTTTTTTGTCACCATCTATAAGCGTCTGTGTCGCTACCGCATCAGCCATATTAATCTCCTATATGTAGCGGTGGGGCTTTCACCCCACCAGATTAAACATTAGCCGTTGTCATGGTCTACGGCCATGCCAGTGATGCGAATCCATACTTTACCAGCGGTGTACGCTGCGTCAGTGGCAGCGCCAGTGGTGAGATACAAAAACTTCTTAGTCATAGCAGCAAGAGTAGCTCCAGCATCTGCCGTGGCGTAAAAGCCTAAAGATAGGTCACCGTTGTTCAAGAGGTTTGTACCGCTTGTCAATGCTGCGTCTTGTGCTGTAGTTCCTGTGGCTGAACAATCTAAGTTAATGTCTGGATCGCCGCCAGTTGGAACCTCGACACAACCCATTTCGATGAGCATTGGAATGCCGTTTACTTCTTTAGTAATTGATCCAATGTGTGCTGAAGCTGCGCCAGCCGTACCAATCGCGTCACCAGCAGCACCGCCGCTTTTATAGCCAGCTTGAAGGTCGATAATCCATGTGGATACGATTGTTCCGTCAACCTTACTCACAAAGTGGTTTGTACCAGATTTTGGCACACCCGCACCAATTGCATTCGGCACGATACCAAAGATAGTTGCACCCGTATCTAAGCTGGCGTTGTTTGCGCCTGCGGCTGTGCCTGTGCTTGTGTCAACGACATTGTTGCCTGTGGTGGCAATCGTCTGTAACGTAAATTGTGAAGGTGTAATTTCACCAGTAGTTCCGTTTTTGGTGACTTGTTGAAAGCCGTTTTCAGACCGTACTGGACCGCTAAATGTAGAATTACCCATGATAATCTCCTGTCAGGGTTAAGTCAGCCGCCCAATGCGACTGTCAGGGATGCCCAAACAGTACAATAGATTTTTACAAAAAGAAAGAGGGCAGTTAAACCGCCCTCTTTCAAACAAGAACATTTGTTCGTGTTATGCGCCGGGTGAACCGAATACAGCGCGTGGGTCACTAAAGCCGAAGCTATAGCGTTCACGAGCTTTAAAACGCATGTTGCCTGTGTCGAAATCAGCTTCCATGTTTGTGCGCATAGGTGAGCGCTCAAAATGTTTGAAGCCGTTAGGAGCATCAGTTTTAAGGAAGAACGCATCGGGATCAGTCAAGAAGTGATTGACTGTATATCCTTCTGGGAGCATTCCCATGTTCTTTATCGCGTTTAGATCATTGTCTGAAGTGCCAACACGCAATGTTGATTCCAACAAACGATCCGCAATAAATTGCAGTTGTGGTGGAATAATCATCTTAGTGCCACGAAGAGCAATGATCATGTTACGCTCATCCACAAAGGTTGAGATGTCAATAAGAGCATTTTCCAACGAAGTTTCGTTGAGGTCTGCTGCTGTTGACGGCTCATTGCGGAAAGTACCACCACCCGCAAGTGGGTGAGCAGTAGAGCAAAGTTCTACGCCATCGCCACCAGTAAAGCTAGAGTTGAACGCATTGTTCAATACTGCGGCAGCTTTTACTTGCTTTGTGTGGGCCATAGAACGGGCCAGTGCTTTAGTGTAACGCGCTCCAAGACGATCATAGAGATTGTCTTCGATTGCTTCTTCAGTAAGTGCGAATGCAAGCGCTACAGTCTCGTGTGAGTAACGAGCAGTGTAGGCTTCATTTGCGTTATCAAAAGAAACGCCTGCACCTTCGGATTTTGTGGGAGCATTCCCAAATCCGACGAGCATAACTTCTTCTTCAAAAGCACGATCTGAAGTTTCTGTGTCAAAGATTTCAGCATGTTCGCCTTCGTAACGATCATACTCCATACCGAACAGGGCGTTGAGGCCCGGCTCTAGTTCTTTAACTAGTTGTGAACGTGAAATAGCCATAATTCAATCTCCCTATGCTAACCCAGCGCCTTTAACGCCGAATATATGGTTTTGAATGACTACTTTTACATTCGTATTTGCTGATGCCACATCACTGTTTTCAGGGTCTTCAGAAATATCAATAGCCTTGAGGGAAAGCGTAGTTGCAGTTCCTCCATCAGCTACTTTTAATTCAGATCCTGAAACACCAGTAGTTGTACTACCAGCGCTTGTGTAAACAACGTCGAAATTACCAAACAAATCAGCAACTGGAAATGCTGCATCTGCTTGCACTTCAAAAACAACCATTGGGTCATCAATAATAAAGGCAATAAGATCAGAAGCATTAGTGCTTGCAGGGTAAAAATTGGAGAACCTTTGTTCTCCTGTTGTGGGGTCAGTAAATTGACACCCGTTAAATACGCCAACAATAGGTACAGTCCCGCCATCGGCGTGAATTTCCACTGTTCCACCAGTTACTTGCATAACCATGTCACCTTGGAAAATAGCTGTTCCGTAGTTTGCGGCGATTCTGTATCGGTTTTGCCCACCAGTATAGGGAGTTCCCCCTACACGACCAATGGGGCGTAAGCCGAAGGCAGCGTCTTGATTCGCCATCTTTACTCTCCTTCAGAGTTTCCGCGTCCTTTTTGTCCAAAAGAAACGGATGATTTACGTTGTGCAGCAGACTTTGGCATGGCTGGGTTGTTTTCACGCATCCAGTCACGATCTACTGCGTCCATTTGATTCTGTGCTACACCTTGATAGTGTGCATTCCGCTGCTCGGCCAATTCAACAGGGATGCGAGCGAGAACAAGTCCACCAACACCAATGGTGCCAGCGTTGCGTCCCTCATCTACTATTGGTCCAACATAATCGGGATATTCCTCAGCGCGAACGAGGTCCCAGCCTTCTTGCCGTTTTTTATGTACGTTAGTCTTATCATCGTATTCCATTACGGATTCACGAATCCAACGGTGCTTAAAACCGATTGGTGGTTCCGGGGCTTCTAAAGCAGAACCCGGACGCCATTGTTGTGGGCGCTGTGCGCTCTCCCGCGTACCTGAGTCGCGTGATGTCCTGTCTGCCATTTTATTCACTCCGTCTATTATCTAGTTTAGCTACTTCTCGCGCATACTTATCGAGTGGTATTCTCATTTTCTTCGCAAACGCAACTTGACCCGGCGATAATTCTACCGATTTCTTCCGCCCTGATTTTACTGACCGTCCATTGGACGCGGGAGCAACAGTCTGAGCGTTGGACCGTTTCTCCTTAAACTTTTGAGGCATTTCCTTACGCATACGCGAGTCGATTTCTTTATAGTAATCGTCTGACGTAGGATCGTAGTCCTCTTCCAAAACTAGAGTTTCGTGAATAGCTTGAGCAGTTCGCGTCATAATGCGATCATTTCCAAACCAGCTATTCTTATCTAACCAACCATCTAGTTTTTTATCACGAGCGGGAGCCGCTTGTTGCTGCTGAGGCTGCTGAGGAGCCTGAGCTTGCTGTTCTTGTTGCGCTTTCTGCTGTTGGCCTTGACGTTCAATCTGACTCTTTTGAGAGCGAACTTTGTCTTTGGCTACAGCAATCTGAGCAAGAGCTTGTTGAGCTTTAGCCGCACGATCATAATCGCCAGCTTCACTTGCTTCTGCGTAAGCACGAGTTGCTTGGGCTTCTTGAGCCTTCAAGCGACCTTCGGCTTCTGAGTTGTACCCTGCACTAACTTGTTGCAGGCGAGTCTTCATAGACTCATTTTCTTTTTGAATTTTGTCAGCGTACTGATACGCAGCTTGAGCTTCCTCGGATGCTTGCTTACGTTTCGCTGTCAGTTGATTAATCCTGCGCTGAACGGATTCGCTATAATTTTCTAGCTCATCGTCCCCGGATGATTTACTACGAACATTTGTTCGGCTTTCATCACCGTCGTCGTCAGAAGAATCAGTATCATCTACTTGATCCTCTTCAACTTCAACGGAAGTACCGTTTTCAAATTCGTCGTCTTCACGAATATCTTCAGACATAGCCATTTTCCTTGCTCTCCATTAACTTATACATACGAAATGTCTTTAGGGTCAAGGATTGTCGAGATAATATTATCGTCATTTATAATACGAACCTCAAGTCCTTCCACTTTGAACCTATTTCCACTATATCTTCCTATAAGAACCCAATCTTTCTCATTACACCAAGGACCACTTGGGAACTTCTGGGCATCGCTGTATGCGTCTGGACCTAGCTTAACAACGTAGGCCGCAACTGTGGCGAAAGATTCACGCTCACGAACTGAATCAGGAACGATAATTCCGCCCTTTGTTTTCTCGCTAGGATAATAAGGAATGATGAGGACGCGGTAGCCTGTAGGCTGTGGCAGTCTCTCTAAAGATGATTGCTTTATTTCTGAAGGATCATCTGCGTTTTTGTTCTTGGCACCTTTACCAAAGGCATTTTCTAATGGTTTGGGAATCTCTGAAGATTCTCCTGTGACATTTCCCGCTGCTCTTGCAACGTGTTCTGGCACAAATAACTTTTTAGTCATCCGCGTACTCTATACCTTTCATCGCGACTTTGAGTTCTTCCTCAACGTAGGCCATGCCGCGTATTTCGCCCACTAAATACCGATACTCCTCAAAGGTTTGTATCGAACCGTCCGCAAGCCTGTCTTTTAGACGGGCATCGCGCTCACGAATGCTCTTATATAGATATTCTGCTAAGTGTAGTGCATCCATACCGCATATAGTATGAGATTATGCGGGAGATACAAGTAGAAATACCAAGAAATCAGAAAATACCTTGGAATCTCTGGGGCCTTGCAATACTGCTGAACCTACTTAGATTTTTTGACTTTTGTTTTTTTATTTTTGGCAGGATTTGCAACTGGCTTTTTAGTCCACGCTTCGTTTTCTGATGTGGCTGGGTCATCTGCAATAAAGTGTCCGTTTTCATCTCGCGCCCTCACTTCTTCAATAACAACTTCTACTTGAACAACAGGTTCTGCTATGACAGTTCCACGCTTTGCTGCACGAATTTGTTCAACCATTTTATCTCTTACTGATCCCATTTTATTGATTCCTTGTGTTAGAGTTTAGAGCCGCAATGTCTCTCTGTGTTTGAATGCGGTTTTCTGCAATTCTAGTCTTATCTGCTAATGCAGCCTCAGAAACATCAATACGTTGCTGCGCGGTAAGAACATCATTCTGTTCTCTTTCACGAGCAAACTCTTGCTTTGCTTCAAACTCAGCTTCTTTGCGCTGTAAGTCAGCAGCCTTTAACTGGAGTTCTTGGTTCCTAATGTCCACAAGTGGATCAGACTGCTCAGGTGGAGTAACCGCCTGTACAAGCTCCTCTGTAAGATCAGCAATAATTTGTGCTGCAAGGGAATCAATCTGTGGCTTAAACTGCGCCATAGGATCAGGAGGAGGCTGTTGACCTTGTGGTCCACCCATCTGCCCTTGTTGTTGCATCATTTGAGCCTGTTGCTGGATCATCTGCATTTGCTCTGGAGGAATCTGAGACATAACTTCCTGTTGCGCCTGAGCCTCGGCAAGTAAGCCTATGTGCTCCTGTATGTGGCCCTGTAGTGCCATAATGGCATTCGGGTTCAGTTGCATGGCTGGAGTAGACATAACTGCCATGTGAGCCTCTATGTGAGCCTCGTGGTCTTGCTCTGGGAATGCCTGTAACGGAGCACCCTGTAAGGCCAACTGGTTTTCCTTAGATGGATTAACTGGTGGGGGAGGCGGAGGCGGAGGTGGCAGAATGCCATCAATATTAGTTACGCCTAACGCTTCGTACATCTTGCGATACGCTTGATATAAACCCTGTGGCCCACCGTGTATCTGTGGATTGGATTGAACCAACTGCAACTCTGTCTGTGCCAATGCAATGCGCTGGGACATAGAGAAGATGTTAGGATCAGAAACAGGAAGCACATCTACGCGATTATCAAAGTCTTGTGCGAAGATTTCAGGACCCATCTGCATGTCTGCTGGATACGGATAAGCCTGCACAGTCTCAGAGAAAATCTTAGACAGAAGCTTAAACTCAATACGCTGAGAGTAATGCAAACGCTTGTGGATAGCGGACATAACTTTAGTGCCACGCTCCATGATAGCCATTGTAGTTCCAACAGGCGTATCTCCGCCCATCTCGCCAACCTTCATGTCAGCCATTGATGCGAACCTACGTCCAGCATCTACAAGTGTACCAAGAAGGTTATAAAGCGTCCCTGAAGGCTCCTTGAAAGGGAGGGGCATCAAAGAGCCTTGCAGGGTGCCTCCAACCACATCAATATCGCGGAACTCACCGGGCTGAAGGGGAGAATCTTCATCACGGATACGAGCGCCACGGGCTTTAAAGCCTGCTGGTAGGTTAGAGAGCGTGCCTGCATCTATAAGTTGACGCAGGATAGACGTAGAAGCTTGAGCCAATCCACCAATCATATGCGTTAGACCTAAGCCATAAAAGCCCAAACCGGGCAGGAATTTGTAGTGTACAAAATACTGCTTTGCACGCTTCATAGGGTCCATTGGATCGTAATTCCTGCGCACAGAAAGAACGTCACCTGAGTCAGCAATCACGGTTACAATGTACGGAAGCTTTAATCCTGTAGGCTCGCCATCAGCGCCCAAATCCTCAAAGCCATCAATGTCTAAGGATGTGTGAACTTCATACAATGTAAGTTCTTCGGAGGGACCAGAAGGATGAATGCCTTGAATGTTATCAATTGATTCCTCTACTTCATCCATAGAAGAATCACTACCTTCAGAATCGCTAGGAAGATCAATATCACGGTAAAAGCCTGCAAGTTGTAGCTTACGAATCTCGTTAGAATCCATAGACAAACGATGTGTAATGCGAGGCGAAGACGCAAAATCAGACGCGCCATAAGGCACGATGATGTCTTCAGCGTGAATAAACTTACTAACAGCGCGACCCTTTAAAGGATCGAAGTAAACTTTCTTGAATGTAGAACCAATCACAGGGAGATAGAACAACATCTGATCCATCTCAGGATCGTATTCTTCCATTTCGTAAGTGATCATATAATTCATATAATCTTTAACGCGCTCTGCCTGCTTAACAAGAATTTCGTTCTGAGCGCCAACAACCTGTGATCTGACGGGTCCGCTAGATGGTAGCATCTCACGGTAAGCTTGAGCTTGAAACTGTGTAACGCTCTCAGCAAGTAACGGGTGGATAACGCCAGAAGAACCTTCAAACGGCTCACTGCGCTCCTCAGTCTTCATGCCAAGGAACTCAAGGCCCTTCTTGTAAGTGTCTTCCCAGTCAGAACGGGCAGAAAGGTCATCGTCTATAGAACCAACAAGACTAGAAGATATATCGTTTAAATCGCCTTCGTCCATAACGTCAGCCAAGTTCCCCTCGAACTCGATTTCTTCTACAGGCTCGCCTTCTTCTTCATATTCGCCAACAATGACACTTCCATCATTAAGCTCAGTAACGCCCGGAACTTCAGGAAGAAGATCGGGGAGTTCCATCATACGGGTATTATCTTCAACCATAGGCTCGTCGGGTATTCCGCCAGCACCTAATCCTTGTTCAATCGCCATTTTAGGCTCCTGTCATAATGCTGCGGTTAGTCTTCATCAACATCTTCGGCTATTACTTGTCCACAAGTGGGGCAAGTAATAACAATTTCTTCTGAAACGTCCTCATCAACAATGTCTTCAACAATCAATACCTCATCTTCAGGCATGTCATATTCAGGCATATCATCATAAGGAAGATGAATGTCTATGGTTATTTTAGGCATCACTTCACCCCAGTAAACTTAGTGCCACTGAGTGCTGCACCGCCACCACGGGACTTACCAGAGTTTGAAACCTGACCGCCATGTTCGTAACTTCCCATAGATGGATCGTTATCTGACATCATTGAACCATCTGGCATCTTGTGACTGCCCATAGGTTTAACAGCGCCACCTTCCATGTATTTAACAGCAGCTTCTGGATTCATCTTTTGCTGAACCGCTTCTGGCAGTTTAGAAAAGCCTTTAAATTTCTTTGGTGTATTTTTCATTACCTTACTCCTTTAAATGAGCCACCACGGCCTTTCATAACAACGCCACCGTGTTTCAGACCTTTTGGTGGGCGCTTAATAGCGTCTTCTATTGAGTCCAAAAAAACATCTGCGCTCAACGCACCAGTTTTCTCAGGAGGAAATTCGCGAC